TTATAGATATAAATTCTGAAGGGGCTATTGCACCTAATAAAGATACAGGTGGTTTTGTGTAAAAACTTAGGTCAGAGGCATTTATACCTCTTTCGATTTTTAATATTTTTTTAATTATTTTTAAGAACATCTGTTGAGGTTCTTTTACTACTGTACTCATAGCTATATCGTATGCAGTAAGTATTTGTTGATTGTTTCCTAACTGACCAGCAACTTGTATGCCTGATAAAGCAGGATTCCATCTATGTGCCGAAATTATATTATCATTAGTGATTTTTTGTAATTCCATAAATGAACCATCACTTGTATCGTTTATAATATTGACATTAGTTGCATCACCTTCGCCATTTTTAGCGATAAATAATATTTTAGAATTATCTCCAGCACCCGTTAATTTAGCTACAGCATCATCTATAAAGTCTTGTGCTTCATCCTCTCCCATATCAGCGTTTAACTCAACTATTGCACTAGGCATAAATCCATTTTTGAATCGAGTCAAGTTATAGACTCCTATCTGATTCGCTATTTTTATATGATCGAGAGCTGCACAATAATCAGGCATTCCATAATAATAATATGTGCTTTCGTAATCTGAAAAATGTATGATTGTTCTGTATACTTGCCCATTATCTTCCTTTTTAAATTCAGGGTATGTAGGTATTTTTCTTAAATCATCTGGATAGTTTCTTGCTCTTTCCCAATCAGGATGTAATAAAATGTGTTTACCATCTTTGTGAACTCTAGCAGTTGTACCATCTTGATGAAAAAAGTTTAAATAACCTTGTCCAATAACCACTTCCATATAGGCGTTACCTAATTTCCAATAATCAGCAAATACTTTTCTTGCTACATCATCTAAAGATTCTCCAAAAATATTTACATCCTCTAGTATGCCTTGAAGTTTTTTATTGCTTGTTCTTAATCCTTCGCCTACTGAAAAAGTTGTTTTTGTACTTAAGATTGCTCTATGCGTAGATGCTGCTCTAGATAATTCAGATAATTCTTGTGGAAATAAATTATTAATTCCAAAAGGAATCCAATCATCTTGTAAGGGTTTATACGGATGTGGTTCTTTTGGTACTTCTTTTGATAAATCTTTGCTAAAAGAATAACCTAATATTTTAGGACTACTTTTTGTTTGACTTATACTTTTTATATTTTGTTTCTTTTTTCGGCTCATTTATGATAACTTTTTTTATGTTTTTACTTTCTTTTACAACTTCATCTTCATTTTCTAAAGAAACATAAGGTTTGCCTTGATTATGTAAGTGAGATAATACCTTGTTGCTTAATATAGAATCAAAACCAACAGTAACAGTATGCCCTACTACTTCTACAGTATCATTTTCATTAGAAACAAAATAATCTTTATTAAATTTAAATTTCATCATGATATATTTTTATGTAAATATATAAGAAAAGGGGGGATGAACCCCCTAATCTTATAAAAAGTTATTAATGAACTAGGCTGCCGTCCAAGCAAGAGTAACTCCAGTAACAGCTTGATATAAATCAATCGCACCAGCAGTTCCAGGATCAGCGTTAGCAGATGAAACTACTACAAGAGCCTCTCTTGGGTATTCAGCGTGTACACCTACTAATTTAACTTGTGTACCATTTGCATCTTGTAAGCCTACACCAGTAGTTTGCTCACCAGATGAAAATTCCATAAATGCTTTTTTCTCAAAAACTTTATCATATCCTAAGATAAAGAAATAAGTTTCTGGTGCTACAGTATCACAATCATCAGCGAAAGTTTCTACTAGAGCATAAATACCACAAGACTCAGTTAATTCTCTTAATCTACCATTAATTTCTTCTGTTACTTTTGGAATATAGAAATCTAATTCTACATTCACAAGAGTTGAACCATTTTCTCTAGTTGCATTTGCAGTGAAACCAGCAGTTCCTCTATCAAATTCAAATTCAAAAAATGTTGATGAAGTAAAAGCTGAAAACTCACCACCAGCAGCATCAGAACCTGGTCCCGATCCAGCAGCTGCATAAGCTACAGCACCTAAACCACCTTGTTCCATCAGCCATATTCTTTTAAGTCCACCTCTTCGGTTTCTATCGCAACATATAATTGCGTGTCCTTTAGTTATTGCCATTTTTTTATTTTTATTAAAATTGTTATTACAAGTTATTGGGGGGTTATCCACCCCCCTTTAACAAATTATTATTAAGAGTGGATTGTTGTTACAACCATTCCTGGTTCTTTAACAGCAACACCGAAAGAGTAAAGCATTCTAAAACGATTTTCTTTACAATCTCTGTTGTACCACATATCAACATCTTGTGCTTGGAAGTCAGTACCAATAGTAATATTGTTTTCCATAGTCCAAATTGCACACTTAGTTTCTGATGCAGCATCAGGTGCGTTACCATTTGTCATGTTTACTAAAGCACCTGCGTGATTAGCAATATCAACATCCCAAGAATTTTGAACCATTAATGGCACACCATTAAATCTTAAGTTACCTACACCATTTTGTAAATCAGCGTAAGCAGCTGTATGTGAACCATTTGAAGCTCTAAGTTCTTTTGCATAAGAATCAGCAAAAGCTCTAGAACAGTAAATTACTTGTCCATCAGCAGTAGCTAATTCAGTTGAACGAGCAGCTAACATAGCCTCTAATTGAGTAATAGTAGCAGTAGCACCTTGTACTAAAGTTTGAGATGCAGGTAAAGTACCAGCACCATGAGCAGTATCTAATGCTTTCCAAACACCATTACATAATGCTTGAGTTCCTGCACCATTGTCAGCATCTCCCCACCATAAAATAGTAGACATATCTCTCATAATACCTTGTAGTACTAATTCAGAAACAATTTCCATAAAGATAGTTCCTGATAAATCATAACGACTTATACCTCTTCTCAATAGTTGAGATTTAATGTGAGATAATAAAGCTGTTGATTGTTGTGCGTGTTCAACTTCTAATCTACATAGAGTTAGAGTTATCACATCATTTGCTGATCTTGTATCATCAGCTTGAAAGCATGAAGTATTCATAGCTTTTGTTAAATCTTTAAGTGCTGAGTACCTATCTAATTTAATAGATGCACCAGACACATCAGATATAACTTCCATCCCTTTCAGATGGTCATTTTCGTAAAACAAAGGAGATAGGAAATACTTTCTAGCATCTTCTTGACTCCATGTTAAACTTGTATTAATTACATTTGCCATTTTTTTCTAATTTTTAATTTTTAAAATACACTTTTTTGTCATTACTAATGCTGTTTGCTAGTACATCCCACGCATTTTCAGAATTAACTTCTGGAGTTGGGTTAGGATCTTTACTAGGTACTACATCACTTGGAGTTCCCTCCATTTTTGCTACTTTATAAGTTGAAATCTCATCTTCTAAAGTTGCTATGTAACCATCCTTTTCAACAATTTTGCCATTAAGTTCAACGATAGCCTTAGCAGATTCTTCAATAGACTCTTCTAAAGTTTTCATTTTTTCAACAACAACATCATTGTCAAGAATTTTTACTTCTTTTACGTCCTCTCCTTTGTTAAAAAGATCAGCGATAAAAGTTTTTAAGTTATCAAACTCTTTTTCCATTTTACTTTCTTTTTTAATGTTATTAAATAAATTATTTACAAGAGCTTTATTCTTGTAATCATACTTGTTAATATCAAATCTAGCAGCAAGTTTAATTGGCTCTTCTATTTTATCTATAAAACCAGCCTTTACCGCCTCTGAACTATCAAACCAAGTTTCTTTATCCATCCAGGCTCTAATTTGCTCTTCGCTTTCGCCTGTCTTAGACATATATATACTAACTAACCTGTCTCCCATCTTGTCCATAAGGTCAGCCGCTTTTCTTAAATCTGTAGATTCACCTGTTTCTCCACCCCAAACATTATGAATCATGTATAACGAGTTTGCACTCATTGTAACTTCATCACCAGCAAGTGCAATAACACTAGCCATAGATGCAGCCATACCTTCTATCCTTGTAGTAACTTTTTGTGGCATTCTAGAAATAGCATCATAAATTGCTAATCCATCTATAACAGAGCCGCCAGGTGAATTGATTCTTAATAAAACAGATTTATCAGTTGGAATTGCTTTTACTTCATCTATAAAAGATTTGGCATCAACTCCATAATTGCCAATCTCATCATATATCATAACCTCAGTTAAATTACTAAAGGCTTCATTTTTTATATCGTACCAATTCATTTTTATTGAGTTTTTTATTTTAGCACTTACCTCATCATGTTCATGGCTATATGTAAAGAGAATAGTCATTTCTGTACCATCCTCATCTGTTTGTGTTACATATAACTCTCCTTTGTCATGTAGAGTAGCCATTTGAGCTTCAGTAAAATCATATTTATGATCATACTCTTCGCCTTTGTATTTGTATTTTTTCTTTTTAGCCATCCCGTCTATTTGTTCTAACTTCTTTATAGCCCAATTAATACCTGAAGTTCCTCCCCAGCAATCCCACATAAGTCCTCCACAGCCATCCTCATAAGGTACATCTTTGTGCTGTTGATGTCTTTTAAAACTTGCCATCCTAGCAATCGTTGAACGAGAAAGTTTTTCTCTTCGTGATAATTGTCCTGCCCGAGTCCAGCCTACGTTTGTTCCACAAGAACTACCATTTTCTTCTTTATACTTAATTGCTCTTTTGGCATTATTTGTAGCAGAT